ATCCCCGTAGGCATTCCCATTTTTCGCTCGATGTAAGCGTATCCTCCGCCGTTCAGCAGATAGTCCTTTACCCATGCGTAGCGCATTGCATCGGCGGTCAGAGTGTCGCCTGTGTCGCCGTTCAGAAGCGTGATACGTGGGTCGTCGGTTATCTCCTGGGGCTTGCCGTCCTCACCCTTGCGGTACATTCTCACGGGCAGCATAGCCACCGCTCCCGCTATCATGTTCACGCATCTTGCAACGGCAGGGACCTGCATAGCTGTGTCAGCAGTCACACGACAGCTGCTGAGCGCCGCCGCCAGCAGTTCCGCTCCCGAACCGCCCTCCGATACCTTGGCCTCGGCTCTCTCTTCTATAGGGAAAGAACAATTTTCCACAGACTCAGGACTTTTCTTTCTGCCGAAAATCTTAAACGCCATTATCAAAATCCCTCCTTATCATATATCAATGCACTGGAAGACAAAATCATCTGCCAGCAGTTCGTTTTCCATAAGCATATACACGGCGTTTATCAGCGCCACCACCATATCCACCTTGCCCGCACTGCGCTTCTTGTTGACGTACATATTCATGTTGGTGTCATATGTGCAGCGGGCATTTTCAAAGCTGTTTTCCAGCAGAGCATTTCTTTCATAGCGGAAGCTTCCGCCCAGTATGCTCTCTTTCAACAGCTTTGTGGCAGGGTGCAGAACACTTGAATGCTGTTTTACTATGGTGCATTCTATAGGATCATCCGCACTTTCCACCTTTTGCATCGAGGACAGCGCATTCATTCTGTCCCAGCCTGCACCCGCAACGGTCACACCCAGAGTGCTTTCAAGGGTCAGGATATAGTCCTCCACAACAGCATAGTCGATGACCTCATCACCGCAGGCAATACAGTACCTTGCGGCAACGAATTTCTTGTAGTCAATGCCCTCTCTCGTGGATTTAAGCTCTATCTTGTCCGCAGGGATAAAGCCCATCACACGGGCAACAATAACGCCGTCATCATTTGTGACCATAGCAACGGCAGTGTTATCGTCCGTGAGTGAAAGGTCATTGCCCAGATATACCCGCCTGCCTCTCCACCAGCTGTCGTCAGGCTCAATGCGGCAAAGCTGTACCTTGTCAACAGGCACATAGCCCTCGGTTCCCACGGACTTGTAGCGGATATTGCAGTGCTTGCAGAGAAAATTCTCCCGCTTGTTTTCGTAAAGCACAGCCATCTGCCGCTTTTCAAAGAGATTATCAAGCATCTGAGGCTTGCCATGCACCGCAGGATTTGCCTGATAGATAACATTGTCGTTATGCTCCCAGTCGTTGATGATCTCTATGTCAGGCTCATACAGCAGCGCAAACACATTTGTACGCTCGATTATGCCGTCAAGAATTTTCTTGCTAAGGTCTATCTGGTCAAGGAAATCATTGTTTTCATTTGGGTATTGGGTAGATATGATAATGCCAAGCTTATTGGGCAGAGTTATCTGCGATGAGGTCATTGCTTCTACGGGATAGCTGTCCATTGCGCCGTCCTCGTCCGCCAGAAAGGCGTTTGCAAGCTTGCCGTCCAGTCGGTCATTTGAGTACGCAAGGGGCGTATATTCAATGTCCGTAAGCTTGCAGGTTATCATATCCCGGTTTATTTTAAAATGCTTCACCAGCAGCGGAGAGACCTTGATAATTTTTCGTACCGCCAGTCTCAGCTCCGATGAAAGCTTATAGTCAGGCGCTACGGAAAAAAGCCGGGCGAACCTCGGCTCGGTCAGCATCAGAATAATGAATATGACCGCCGAAACAAATGTCTTGAAATTCTTGCGGGCAATTTCAAGGATAGCCGTGGAATAATACCGCCTGCCGTCTCTGCCCTTGGTGCACAGCACCGCAGCGATGAACAGCATCGCATAATCTTCCAGCCCCGTAAGCATAGGGCAGTTAAGGTCAGGGTGTACCATAAGGCGGAGAATGCCGCTTATC